AGATAATCGATGAACATATTTTACCTAGACCGTGACCCTGAGATTGCTGCACAGATGATGTGTGACAAGCATGTGGTGAAGATGATACTGGAGAGCGCACAGATGCTCTCTACCGCCCATCGTGTCCTTGATGGTGATGAACATGCCAATAATGCTGGTATGTACAAGATGGCTCACAAGAACCATCCAAGCACCATTTGGGTAAGGGCCAATTCAGAAAACTATGATTGGTTACAGCAACATATGGAAGCTCTGATGACAGAGTATACATATCGTTATGGTAAACATCATGCAACAGAAAGATTAATTTATTCTCTGTGGGAACATCCTAAAAATATAACTAATGGTGATTTCACTGACCCTCCTATGTGTATGCCAGATCATTGTAAGGATGAGGATACTGTATCTGCATATCATAAATACTATATAATGGAGAAGTCAAATTTTGCAACTTGGAAACGTAGAGATAAACCGGAGTGGTTTAATGAAGAAAGAAAGTTCGCTTAGAATGGATAGAAATTGGATGGTTGGTATGGGCGGTAAGCCTATCAATCGTTCAGATATTCTTATGAGAGAAGTTGCAGAGATGCAAAAAGCTTTACATGTTTTGCAAATTAGACAAATGGAACTTGTTGAACTTGTAGACAAATTAAAAAATAAAATAACACTTTTAGGTGGTGATCCTGAACAATTGGAGATAAACTTTTAATGCCGACATATACATTTATGGATAATATTACAGGATTTGCTTTTGATGAATTTATGGGTATGAGTGAGAGAGAAACGTATCTAAAAGACAATCCTCATATTAGCCAAGTTCCAGTTATGTTTGCATATGTTGGTGATCATATTATGGGTGCTGGTCCAAAAACTGATGGTGGATTTAATGAACGTATGGAACAAATTGCAAACTCCCATCCAGGCTCTCCTCTAGCAGATAGATATGGCGGTAGTAAAGCAAAATCCCATAAAGAAATTAAAACAAGAGATGTATTGAAAAAGCATAAGGTAATATAAATAAAAATGGCCAGTAAAAAAAATAAAGAAATTAACCATAGTAATCTAGTAACTATTAAATCAATTACTGATAATCAAAAAGTAGTTTTTGACTCTTGGAAAAAGGATAAGAATCAATTTTTGTTTGGTGCTGCTGGAACAGGCAAAACTTTCATATCACTCTATCTTGCATTAAGAGATGTATTGGATTTAAAGAAATCTTATGACAAAGTAGTGCTTGTTAGATCACTTATTCCTACCAGAGAGATTGGATTTCTCCCAGGCGATGAGGAAGATAAAGCTGCATTATATCAAATACCATATCAGAACATGGTGCAGTTCATGTTTGAAATGCAGAACGAACAACAATTTAATAATCTATATGATAAACTGAAATTACAAGGTACATTATACTTTTTATCAACTTCTTTTCTAAGGGGGTTGACATTTGATAATACAATCATTATAGTAGATGAATGTCAGAACATGAACTTTCATGAGCTTGACACAATTATCACCAGAGTAGGGCAGGATTCGAAGATTGTATTTTGTGGAGATTTTGATCAAACAGATTTAGTGAGACAAAATGAGAGAAATGGATTACACGACTTTTTACGAATTTTGACAGAAATGGAAGAATTTAATTGCACAGAATTTACTATTGGAGATATTGTTCGTAGTGGTTTTGTTCGCAGCTATCTTATTAACAAAATTAAGCTTGGCATTGGTATTGAGTAATGTATATAGGAGAGAGTAAATGAAATTCAAAGATTTTCTAGAGAATGCTAATGAGTGGGATGAGCTAGAGGAAGCATCAGAGTATCAGGGTAGGAAGGTTACATTAAATAAACCATTCTATACTCCCGATGGGCCCAAGAAATCTGCTGTTTATGTTACTGGGCCAAAAGGTGATACCGTTATTGTTCGATTTGGTGATCCGAATATGGAAATTAAAAGAGATAATCCCAAAAATAGAGCAAGTTTTAGAGCAAGACATAATTGCGATAGTCCAGGCCCCAAATGGAAGGCAAAATATTGGTCTTGCAAGGCATGGTAGTTTATAAATGTGTATCAAATTTGTTGAGAGGATGAGAAATATATAAAATGAATATTGAAAAATTACAAAAAGAATTAGAAATTGATGAGGGGTGTAAATACGAAATATATCTTGATCACCTTGGTTATCCTACTTTTGGCGTGGGCCATTTGGTTCTTGAGTCTGATCCCGAATATGGGTGGGAAGTAGGAGCGTCCATTGATACTGTTAGAGTCAATGAAGCATTTGAAGATGATGTTGAGAGTGTACTGACAGATTGTGAGAAATTATATGTACAGTGGGAACATTTGCCAGAAGAAGTAAAATTGATTGTTGCTAATATGATGTTCAATATGGGATATACTCGCTTGAGTAAATTTAAGGGTATGAAACGTGGCGTTGATGCAAGAGATTGGAATGCAGCAGCAGATGAGATGGTTGACAGTGTATGGTATCGTCAAGTAACCAATCGAGCAGATAGATTAGTTGAAAGAATGAGAAATATATAATAATGACAAAATTTAATCATGTATCAGTGGAATTACCAGAACTAAAAACAACAACAATTGACCAGCAAAGATTCTATGTAACGCCGGATAATAATTATTACCCATCAATCACAACAGTTCTATCAATCCGAAGTAAACAGGGATTGATGGAATGGCGTAAGCGTGTAGGTAATGATGTGGCAAACTATGTTAGCAGAACTGCTGCTGCCAGAGGAACTAAAGTCCACCATATGTGCGAAGATTATCTTAATAATATGGAAAGTGACTGGCCTAATAAATGGAAAGATCATAAGAAAAACTTTCTTCCTTGGTGTCTATTTGGCCAATTAAAAGATAATGTGTTGGGTAATATTAGTGACATATATGCTCAAGAGTGTAGTTTGTATAGTGATAAATACAAGGTAGCGGGTAGGGTTGATTGTATTGCAAAGTACAATGGTGTTCTTTCAATCATTGATTTCAAGACATCAACAAAAGTACGATCTGATGATTGGAACGAAAATTACTATATTCAGGGTTCTGCATATGCAGAAATGTTTTCTGAAATGACAGGGATTGATACAAACCAAGTAGTAATTTTAGTTGTTACAGAAGACGGCACTGTTCAAGAATTCATCAAAGAAAAGGGTGATTATTTGGATGCTTTAGAATCCTCCGTTACAGAATGGGGAAAACGAAATGAAACAGATAGTAGGGGCCTGCCGATTATTTATCGCTAGTGGCATAGTATTTTTAACATTGCTAACACCAATCATTTCAGCAGCTGCTGAAGAAATACCTTTGCAACAGACACAAAAACCTGTATATTGTGGTAATGCCACAAATTTGTTAAATTTTATTACTAAAAAACATAAAGAATCTCCTATTGTAATTTTTAGTGGAGGAAATGGTGTTGAACACCAAATTGTAGTTTTTGTAAATATAAACACTGGCACTGTTTCTGTAGTAGAAAATCGTTCTGGCGGAATTGGGTGTTTAATAGCATTTGGTACTGATGTAATGGTTGTTCCAGTAAAAGAAAAAGAAGGCTCCGGCTCTTGATTATTTTTTAAAAAGGTATTGACAAAATGCATATGATATGGTATAAATATAGTACAGTTTGATGATACGGACTGAAAGTTGTACAGGACTTGGGGGCAGTACCCAACGCCTCCACCAAAAGGAGATTGGTATGATTGTATTAGTATTTAAATACCAAGGGGAGGGTCAAGATGAAGACCCAGACCCTGTTCGCAAAGGAAGCCGTTAAGTGGATGTTTAAGGCTTATGTAGTTTGGAGTATTTGTGCAGATATATTTCTTCTTGGTGGAATTGCGTACCTAATCTTTTTTTGATGGGGGCGAAATAGGATCGACTGGCAGTGTATAGGAAAGTGGAGAATTGTGGATTGACCGCCTTATAGGTCAAATTCGTAAATGCAAACGATAATATTGCATCTCAAGATTACGCTCTAGCAGCGTAGTTGGATAGGGTTTCGGTGGGTTTCCTAGTAACAGAATAACCCACCACTTTATTGAAAAAAGGAGTTGACAAGTAGATATTATTATGTTATACTCTATAAACAATGTCACTGATGATATTGTTATCATCTTGAAAGGATGAATTATACTATGGTTACTACTACTACTCAGACCGCTAAGGTCGCTAATGCACTAAAGAATGGTGCAGAACTTACCGCAAAACAGATTTCAGCACGTTATGGTGTTAAGAATGTTCGTGCGGTGATCAGTAAACTACGTTTAGAAGGTTATTCTATCTATCTGAATAAGCGTGTATCGTCTTTTGATGGTGAAACCTACATGAAGTATCGTTTGGGTACACCACGCCGTGCTGTTGTTGCAGCTGGTTATGCCGCTCTACGTTCTGCGTAAATAAGCATAACGGGTGATGCCGTAATACATCCGTGGGGGGCCATGGTTAGCCCCCCAACTTAATATAATGAAGGATACAAATGATACCAATGGCTTTAATCACAACAAAAAATTTTACAATTGCAATTGAGAACATTGCAAAAGAGAAGCATATTACTCATATGGATGCTGTTTTACATTATTGCGAAAAAGAGGGTATTGAACCTGAGTCTGTCAGCTCTCTTATCTCAAAGGGTCTTAAAGAAAAGATCGAAGCAAATGCAAGAGACTTAAATTTCTTGCCGAGGCAAGCACAATTACCAATCTAGACAATGGAACCGATTGACGTTTATTTAATGTATTGTGCTATGAAAGCACATTTTAGTAAGAATGATTATGACTTCTTAACTTACAAAGGTAAGAGTCGTGTACCCAGAAATTCGTTCTATAAACGTAAGGACAGATTTTTCTTTGCCAGGCTTTCTAAAAAATATGAAGATCATGAGGACATTAAGAACTATCTAGTTGCTAATTTCATTGTGGATAAACAAGGCTATGTTGCAAATTTTAATGATAAAAATTACGAACAATGGAAAGAGAAAAGAAACAATTTCTATGACATATTCACCGAAGAAATTCGTCCATTTGTAAAGAATTTTAATCCAATATTTGAGGTAAAAAATTCTGAACATCCACTTATCCTAAAAGAATATCTTGGCAAAAGAGTATCACTTGAAACTCTTATCATTCTAGATGAGCTCGTAGGATTTACTAAAACTTGGAACAGACGTTTAGCAGAGGATTATATATGGTACGATCTTAAAAAATTAATGGAAAATTACAAAAGGTTCTTGACAATTGATAAGAATTGTTATAGAATACAATTATTGAAACTCATAGAGGAGTCTAGTGATGAGTAGTAGTGAAGAACTTGAACGTAATAAAGCGTTCTTGGAAAATGAAGTTCAAGTGCTGACAAGTAGAGTAAAAACACTTGAGTGGGAGTGTACAGAGTTGCAGCAATCTAACTCTGAATTGTCAGAGCGAGTTCAAAAGCTAGCATCTCGGCAACCGGCGTGGCCAAAGGGATATCGTCCACAAAGGCGACACAACTCAGCTTAAGTTGATAAATGGTTTGCCGGAGTAGCTCAGTTGGTAGTAGCAGTTGCCTTGTAAGCATCAGGTCAGGAGTTCGAATCTTCTCTCCGGCACCATTTAATTAGAAGATTACATGAAAGAAGAAGTGAAGAGATATAGGTAGGTATGAAATGAAAGCTAAAGATTACGTTATCGTCACAGCAATTTCATCGTATCGTATGCGTTATGTAATGCACCGTGATGATCTACAGAAAAAAAATCCATTAGACCCTGTTAATGCTATTGAATGGGCTCACGATACGGTTATTATGGAAAGATGTGAAGAGTTCTCTCAAGAGCATATGGGAGAGTATATCATTGATACTATGGAAATGAATGAAGATGATATCGTTGAGCTTTTCGATAAAGAAAATGATTATCTTAGTGAGTGGACAAGAGAACAAAAACTTAACTTGGTGAGGAAAAGCATTGATTCAGATGAACAGCTGTACCGTGCCGGAGATGGTGTTTCACAGGACGATAAGACTGCGGTGAAGTCGCCCAGACAATCTATTGCAGAAGCCATACTTGCTGCCGAACAGGGGGATGCCAAGTCCCAGTACAATCTGGATATCATACTCCGTAGAGGAGAATATGATGACTAAGTATATTGTATCTAACTCTT